AGACACGAACACGAACACTTCCACCGTTAGCATCGTTGGAAAGCGTTGTTCCACTGGCCACTGTTGTATGCATAAAAGCAACCGAAGTCGCTGATTCATACGCACCGGTAGCACTGCATTCTACTTTGATAGCAATGTCATTAGTGCTATTGTTAGGGTTATCGTCTCCTGTAATCATAACCGCAGTAATCGACTTCAAACCAAAATCCGAAGCCGGAATCACTGAACCAGCCGCAACAACTTGGCTAATGTCAATAACTGCATCCACAAAATATTCATCTCCGGAAACTCTCGGAGTTGTGAATCCTTTGTGGTCTGCTAAAATAGTGACTGCCTTTATCAATCCCATTCAAAACACCTCACTTTAGGTTGGTCATTTTGCCTTGACCCTTGAAGTACGAACAGCCGACTTCCGCAATAGTGCGGTACAATGCTCGGTTTCCGAGTTGTCCGACACCGAATGGGTTGCCGTTGCTAATACCATCTTCGAAGTATTGTGTAGGCTTCATAACAGCAAGCCATAGATGGTCAGTGTCAAGAACAAGCATATCGGAGATAGTTCCCGAATCAGCAGAAGTGCTTTGCATTGAGATAACTGGAATCAATGGAATGTCGTAGTAGGTTGCCACACGGAAACCAACTTCTGCACCCTTAACACCACGAACACCGTTCACAGTAGGAACAATTTCCTTTCGGTCCATAAATCGCTCTTGGCTTTGTAGAAGGTCCGATAGAGTTTGTAGTGTGTCGTATCCTGTTAGAATGACCTTTGGGGAACCGCCATTTTCACGGAGTTCTCTCAAAAGTTTGTTCATAAGTGTTAGCGTAAATGGTCGAGAATCGCCACTTGCATATCCGTCACCATCTTCAACAACAGCATCAAGGAAAGATGCACTGTCACGGTTAGTACCATAGATGTGGTATGCTGTGCTAATGTCACCTGTGATTGAACTCACAGGGAAGTTATCAGTATCCATTTGGTCAAGTTCTGCGTTAGAGGAAATAACCTTGTAAAGAGAAGTGTAGTTTCTTTCAATGTTGACAGAAGCGTTGCTCTTATCAGTATCCAAATAGGCTTCCAAAGGAGAAACAAGCATCAAGTTCTGCGATTCTGCGTGGTGCTTACCCATATCTTCTCGCATTTGTGCTCTAATGTCACCAATACCGTCGTCAATTTGAGCCATTTCCATAGCAAGTTCGCTAAAGTCGAACTGATGTGCAATGGTCTTAGGACTCATAAAGAGAGTCGAGTATTCCGGTGCAATAGCAATTAAGCCATCTCCACTTGTTGAAAGGGAAGCATTTTCTGGAACGCCACCAATACTGTCAAGTCGAGGTGCATCAGTACCAACCAAATCAGTACCGGTTCGGGTAAAGGCGTGTGCGTTTCCACTGCCACCAGCAGGTCGCTTGGAAAGAACTCTCCAACCGCTTGATGTGTAGGGTCTCTTTGACATAACCGACAAAGCATTGACTTCTCGGTTTAGCATTGACCAAACCTTTTGTCCGTAAAGGACATTGTAGAGATTACCGGCAATACCGGAAGTTGCGGAAGTTTGTGTAGCCGCATCATGGCCACCATGAATACCGGTGACTGCACCGGCTGTTTTGAGAAGCATGTTTGTGCTTCCACTCAAGTTCATTCCGTAGGTTTGGGCTTCTAAGTCTGCAATTGTGTTAATATATCCTGTCATGGTAAATCACCTCAAAGGTTTCCTCCAGCCATCTTATGAATATCCGACCATTCCATTTCCGAAATGTCATTCAATGATGGTAGAGTAATAGTAGCCGCTTCTTGTGCCTTTAGGATTGTTTCCTTTTCAGCAGTGAGGGACTTTCGTAGTTGCGTGAATTCATCCTTTAGAGATGCAATCTCTTGAGCCGCATCGTATTGGGACTTTGCGAGAATGTCTTCTCTCTTGGAGACTTCGCTGTTGAATCTTTCTTCAAACGACTTTTGTAGGTTGTCGTATGCCAACTTCTCAAGTTGTTCTTGTCGGAAGGCTTCGTAGGCCTTTTCGATGTTTTGATTGGAAAGGTCAAGAGTTTCAAACTCATTGCTTTCAAATGCTTTGACGACTGGCATATCGGTTGCCTTTGGCTTTCCACCGGTAATAACTACACGGTCTGCTGGCTCTCCGATTTCGACACCTGCTCCATCAAGAGTAGAAACAAGTGCTTTTGCTTCATCATCCATGTATTCGCCCATGCCTTTTTCTTCATCCAGCATTTTCTCGTCTTCCATCATCTTTTCATCCATGTTTTCAGTATCCATGGCTTCTTCTTCTTCTTTTCTTAACTCATTGACTTCATTCATCAATGTGTCTAATTCTGCTAACGCTTTTTCTAACTTGCTCATATTATTCGCCTCGTTTTTTTGTTTTTTTTCTTGTTTTAGAATGTCAAACTTCGCTTCAGGGTTTATTCCTTTTTCACAGATTGTGACCTCATGTAGTTCCAGTTTGCTAATTTCATTGTATTGTCCTAATTCTGGGTGGCTTTTTTTCACTTTCTGTATTGCCTGTCCCCCAATGCTAAAACTCCTCAATGAACCTTTTCTAATGCCTCTATTTATTTCCTTGGCTTTCTCAATATCGTCTCTTAACTTGATTACTACAAAAAACCCAACATCATCTACTTCGGTTTTCCATAGCCTCCCTGTTTTATCTCTATATGATTTTACTACTTCGCCGACTTGAACATTTGAATGGTTTGTCATTACATTCCTAAATTTTGGGTTCTCCATGTATTTTTGTACGGCGTCGTTGAGTGCCTTGAGTGTGATTAGGTCATTTTGTTTATCGACTATTTCGATGCTGGCATATCCCCCAATCATTAGTTCATCGCTCTTGAGAATTTTGAAGTCCCTTTGCAAGTCCCTTTTGAGTAGGAGTGACATTTGCCTCAAACCTTCCTAATTTAGAACCACTATATAAACAGCACGATTATCGAGGTATTTGTGTAGAACTAAACTTATCCTCATAAATGTTCCAAATACCTTCATCCCCGTCTTTATCCGCAGGTTCTTGCTTGTATCCAGTCCAAGCCAACCACATCTTTTTCCCCTTTACAGGAACTACTCGAACATGCAATTTAGTCTCAAACTTATTTCCTTTCAAGAAGTACTCATGGTATCCATGCCTTTGCACTCCAAGTTCTACCTCTCCGGAATCAATTATTTTTTCCTTGTCAATGGTTTTAGCCACTTCCGCAGGGTACTTACCTGCTTTACCAAACAAATCAAACAATTCTTTTTCATTTTGAGTGTCAATCAACCAATTGATTGTTTCATCTCCTAACTTCATAACAAGATTAAGGTTCTCATCTTTTCTCATGTATATTTTGAATTCGCCACTTCTGTGTTCCGAAGGAGTCTTGTAAGATTTCTTAATATCCTCTTGATATATCTTATCCGATTCAGCAAATAACTTCCCTTCACTGAAAGATATTCCCTCTCTTTCTTCCGCCCAGTCTTTCAACTTAGAAAGGTCGCTTTCCAAAATATCTTCGTATAGAGAAGATTTTTCTTTTACTAAGAAATTGTGGACTTCTTTAGGTGTTTTTGGTCCCACTCCTTTGAGGTGATTAAATATTGAAACAGTCAAGAGGCTTTGTTTCGTTTTCATAATTCTTTCTACTTCCGTCTTCCAAACATCTAAGTCGGGAATAGCATTCTTAGACATTAGATTATTTTCTTCAAAACCATATATGGTAAATCCGTCTAAATCGGACTTTACAATAATGGTGGCTTCTCCATGAATATGGTCAGTAATTACTATTCCCTTCTTTAACGCATCAATAGAGTAGTTCAAAGACTTCTTAGTATCTTGGGATAGTAATTCTAAAGTCACCAATTTATCGGGGTACTCTACTTCCGGCAACTCTATAACCTTAGCAGAAAATAGAGTATATCTATCTCCAGACTTCTTGACCTCATCAACTTTAACCCTAATAATATCGCCAATGTTAGCACTTATTTTAGTATTTAGGGCCTTTCCTACATTCATGTAGTTGCTCCCTTGAAACTCTTGAATGAACTTACCCTCTTCCATAACTGGTCCGACACCAAGAGTGTAAGAATATAAATTGCTTTTTGTTTTAGATTTATCCAAAACAATAACATCTAAGTCAACAAACTTCTTCCACTTAATCCACTTGGGGTTTTTTCGAGTCCCAATGTAGTAAGTGGAAGTAGCGTCTTTAATAACAACTCCTTCCGAAGTAGGCATATCCATAATGGTTTTAGAATACTCCTCAACATCTTTTAGATTATCTGCTTGCCGAGTGTCTTTCTTAGAAGGAAAGTTCAACACATCGGAAGAGTGCATTGAGTAATTATTGAAAAGTATTGTCATTCTGTCACTTAATTCTTCATCAAGTAGGTTCTGCTCATTGTGTCGCATAATGTCAAAAACATGGCACTTTAGGGTAGCATCTTTGTATTTGTTTTTGAAAACATGGGAGATAGTATCCGCTCTATGGAGAGGGTCCTCTCCATCAAATAAGATAAGTTCTGCGTCTAAAATACAATCCCCGAACTGTTTCTTCTTGAGTTCGGAAACAATTTCCTTACACTTGTCACTAATATCTTTTTTATTATAAGAAAATACTTTTACAGATGAGTCTATTTTTTGAAGTTGTATTCTCATACCATCGTACTTCTCTTGAACAAACCATTCACCACTGAATCCCTTTAGTTCGTTAATATCATCAATGTCAAATATTCTATACATGGGTTTGTTAGGAATAATAAAATCAGTTAGAGATTTCCTCTCTTCTTTTTCAGCCTTCTCTATTCCCTCAATATCTTTGAGTTCTTCGAATTCTCCCTTTTTATTTTTAGATAGCATCAGCAGTGAAAGCATATCCATAGCAGTTTTAACTTTCTTTTCTACCTGTTTGGAGTCTTTGCCATCACCATAATGCTCAATAATGTATAGGCCAATATCATCAGCCTCAAGGTCAAGACCTTCTAAACCGATTGTAATATCGTCAACTTCCATATCTTTTATTGCGTATGTTTCTTTAGGCAATGGTTCCGCATCTGCTCTCAAAGCATAGTGAACAAACTTAACCATGTTTTCTGGAGAAGACAACAGGGCCTCCAATACATTACCTTTGAATCTTTTAGCAAAGGGGTCTTGAACTAACTCCGAAGAATATCTCAAGGACTTAATTCCTTCAAATATTTTTTTTGCACTATCTGTCGTAGGGTCTTTTGCTTCCTTAGAATCGAGGAGGTCTTTATCGACATAATCTCTCATTTCATTGCTGGTAGCATCTATTTCCTCAAAAGACTCCTCAATGAGTTCAATAGCATTTCTCCAACGCCCCCCATATTCACTGGGGTCATTTCTTGCAGAAAGATAAGCAACTCTTACTTTCTCAAACAATCTTAAAATCTCTTCCGAAGGACGCTTATCCTTCTCGATTGTTTCGAGTTTCATTATAGTCACTTTTCCCGACTATATCTGCTTTTTGACGCTATAATCTTAGCATTATTTACATCATCATATGTTAAAGGAGTTCCGCCTTTTTGTTGAGAAATTTTATCTAATTCGTGTTCAAAATTATCTCGAACTCGTTTATCAGGTAAAGTTCGCATCATTGCCACTGTTTCTCCATAAAAAGATTCAGCGTTCGAAAGGAATTGCCTCACTGCTTTTTTGAAATGAGTTTCTTCTCCACCCTTCCCATAGCCTGAATGTGTACCATCATTGTTTTCAATTTTGGTCTTATCATTTTCAGCCTTTGGTCGCTTGACCTTGACTTGCTCCATATCGTCTTCCTCATCGGGAAGTCGATTTCCTTCCATAGACTGGTGTAGCAATTCTTTAACCGCTCTTGCTTTTTCAATAGCAAGGCTCACTCTTCTCTCTTCTTTTGTGACTCTTTCCGGCATTTTAATCACTTATTCCATTTATAACTTTCTGCTTGTAAAACTCTCATTGACTCGTTAAGTTTCTTTGCTTGTAAAGGAGTCACTGTGCTCAAATCAAAGGATTTAATAGAATTAACTGCTTGTATTATTTTATCAGCAATTTCATCTATCTTGGCTTTAACTTCGGGAGTTAAATTACTATATTCTTCATCGGGCATTATTGACCACCTGCTTTTTCAACCATTTTGTGAATATCCGACCAATCCATGTTCGAAACATCTGTCATTTGAGAAGATATTGCATTGTCAATAAGAGGAGTAGGGGTTTCCCTAAGAACAAATCCGGACTTCATTAACAAATTATCTTGATGGTAGACTGTCTTCTCTAAACTCTCAATTTTTGCAGTTAGGGCCTTTAGAATGGCAAGTAGTTCTTCATTTGCTTGTGTCATTTTTTGTCCTCCTTTCCTTTTGGATAAATCAAATCTCGTAGTTGTCTGTAAAGCAATTCATACTCCTTACGAAGTTTCGTAGCGGTGGCCACTATGTCAATGTTCCGCTCCCCCATACCTTTGATTTTTTTATTTAATTTTTTATCGGACTTCATCATATCTAATTCCTGCAAAGCATCAATTAAATCTCCTAACTTCGTAAAGTCTTGTCCGAAAAACTCGGTGGGTTCCGATGCCTGTAGGGTCTTTTTCAAAGCCTTTCTTTGTTTCGCTGAAAGACTA